TTGTCGTGTGTTCCTCCGTTTACGCCGTTTTTTTTTTTTTTTTTTTATTTATTTAGCTTGTCGCGTAGTTCAACAATACATCTACTCTACACAATCCCTTACAATTAGTAACCACATTCTTTCAGTGCTTCAGGGAAACAAGACATTTACCACCATTCATTATCTTTCAAATGAGTCTGCCAAGTACCTACCCCAGGCGGGTAGTGATAACTACGAACAGTGGTACAAAGTTTAAGCAATTCCTCTCGAGAAGGAAAGTTCGAATGCTCAACTCTGAAATTTATTTTCCGAAGATATTTTATATCTTCTTCAAGCCATCTAGCCATATTAGCCGTAAGATAATTTGCACCAACCATTTTCTCACTATAGTCCCATGAATGCTTATAAAGAAATGACAAATAGTGATAGGAAACAGGATCAATTCCTAACGTATCATAAGCCAAACCAATAAGACGCGAAAGATTTAGATAGATCGGTGCATGACGATCACGAGGAACTCCAGCGCGCCATTGGTATTGAGGAAAGGGACGCCAAGGAACAACTAGCGCAATTGTTGGATTATGAAATTCAAGATTAAAATTTGCTGACTCAATAAAGTGTCTTTTCAAGTAACTAGGACCTGTATAAACATGACTTAACACCTCATTATTAACTACTCTCAAATAAGTTTTAACCGAAGTAAACTCCTCAAAATTCTTCATTTGAATATTATGTGATATCAACAAATATTGAGCAAAACTCTCAACATTGATATAATCACGAAGATTTTTGGGATAAACCTTAAGATAATCATCACCATAAACCCAAATACTAATAAATCGCTTACACAATGCATCCCAAATTAACTTACGAATTAGTGGTGTCTGTTTCTCCATGACATTAAATACATACGCCAACCAATAAACGACACCAACAACCCACGAATCACCATGAGAAGTCTCTAAGGAACCCGACGGCATTACTCCAATTAACAAAATAAAATCTTTTATCCACCGTACAGTCTTACCAGCAAGCTGCTCTGCGCAACTCTCCAGAATATACTGAAACATCCGATAAGATGGATCAGCATCATCACGTTGTACCCAAATTTGCGCAAACATAAGATAAAGCAGCAAAGGCATAGCCGTAATCGAAGTGTCAAGAGACTTAATGTCACCAGAACCAACAAGCATATCACCAGCACTAACACGCTCGTACGTACAACAAACATTATCAGGGGAATCACCTTCCAAACTAATTCTACGATACTTATCAAACTGATCACCATGCATCGCATCATGGAGGAGTTGAGCACCTCCACGAGTCCACGTAAAACCAATAGATATATTCACAGTCATATTTTTCGCTGTTTCACGACCAAATACATCCATACAATCCGGAAAGTAAGTTCTCTCACCTTTAACTCGAGTCAAAAAAAATTTGTGCAACATTGAATCATTAGATAGGAAAAATAGTCGAGATTTAAAATACAACTCACGAACAGTCTCATCTGACATAGTTCCTAAATCAATCGCTGACAAATTCTGCTCCTTAATTGACAAAGTCGTTATCATTTGCTTAATATACTTCTCATAAGGGACTCCTCCTTCTTTAGTATTATCAAATGCTATGAAAACAGCTTGCAACATTTCACGCATCATCGTAGCCTGAGCCTGTTTCTTAGAAGGTTTAGACGTAAACTTCACTTTCAAATAAGGATCTAATCGAACGTCTTTCATCTTATCCCAATTTCGATAACCACATTTCGCGTTATTATAAGTAAACAAATCTAAATCATCAGGCTCAAAAGTAAACTTAAATTTCTGCAACTTAACACAATACAAATAATAGAAATTCAACGATCGATGAACATCATTGAATCTAAATTCTGGCAGAAAACTAACATAACTCTTAGGCAAACGAGACAACTTATCACCCAATCCAAGCAAAGGATTGAAACACGCATTAGAAACATAAGGGTACATTGGCGTCCCCCCATAAGCAAGATTATAAGAACTCAACACTCTCAAACACATTAGCATTAGAGAAGG